CAACACCCTACCAAGGCGTGGGTGCGCGTGGTGTGAATAACCTCGCCTCCAAGCTGCTGCTCTCTCTGTTCCCGCCTAACTCCCCGTTCTTCGCAATGAAAGTCGATGACTTCACCGCTGAGGAAATTGGTCAAGAGGAAGGTGCCCGTGCGAAGGTAGATCAGGCCCTCGGTAAGTACGAGCGATCTGTCATGCAGTCCATCGAGGACAGTGGTGATCGGTCGGCTCACTTCGAGGCTCTCAAGCACCTGATCGTAGGTGGCAACGTCCTGCTCTATCTCCCAAAGGATGGGGGCACTCGGGTATTCCCATTGTCGCGATACGTCACTGTACGTGATCCTATGGGCCAGATGCTGGAGACCATCATCGAAGAAGAGATGGCTTTCATCTCACTTCCAGACGACCTCAAGGAACTCGTGTCCGCTGCCGAAACAGGCGCTGAGGTCAAAGTCGATCCAAAAGCAACCGTCAAGTTGCACACCAAGTTCCACCTCGTTGGTGACAAGATGAAATCGTATCAAGAGATCGATGGTATCCTCGTCCCCGGTTCCGAAGGCTCATGGCCTAAGGAGAAGTCACCCATCCTCGCTTTGCGTTGGACTAGGGTTGATGGCGAGGATTATGGGCGAGGCTACGTCGAGGAATACCTCGGCGACATGATCTCCCTTGAAGGCCTCTCGAAGGCACTCTTGGAAGGTTCTGCAGCCGCTGCCCGTGTTGTCTTCCTCGTGCGTCCGAATGGTGTCACACGAGCTAAGGACGTCATGACAGCCGAGAATGGTGCTGCTGTGGCGGGTCAAGCTGACGATGTGCAAACACTGCAGGTCAATAAGCAAGCTGACATGTCCGTCGCTCAACAGCAAATCCAGACGATCACTGAACGCCTTGCTTACGCATTCCTAATGAATAGCGCAGTGCAACGGAATGGTGAACGGGTCACTGCAGAGGAAGTCCGGTTTATGGCCGGTGAACTTGAAGATGCCCTAGGTGGCGTCTATTCGATCCTGTCTCAGGAATATCAACTCCCCTACGTCCTGCGCGTTATTGACCGCCTGACTAAGTCCAAGAAGCTCCCTGCGTTGCCTAAAGGTGTCGCCAAGCCAACCATCGTCACAGGCCTCGAAGCCCTCGGACGTGGCCACGATCTGTCGAAGTACGACCTCTTCCTAAAGGCTCTCATGCCTCTGGGTCCAGAAGTCCTGCAGACGCACATGAACGTGGGTGATTACATCACACGCATCGGCACCGCACTCGGTATTGACCTAGACGGCCTCATCAAGTCCGAGGACCAGAAGAAGCAAGAAACTGCTGCCGCCGAGGCTCAACAACAGCAAGCCCAAACGATGGACATGGTCAAAGGGGCCGTTCCTGCAATCGCAAAAGAGGGTGCCGCCATGGTGGCAGGTGCCTCCACTCAAGGATAAACATCTATGGCTGATGCTGTAACCATCCAAACTGAAAACAAAAGTCCGTCGCTTGAAGATGAAGCGGCGGCACAGGACGCCAAGGCTGCGGAAGCTACCAAGGTTGAACCCAAGCTCGAGGGTGAAGAGACTGCGCCGGAACGCCCTGAGTGGCTTCCAGAGAAGTTTGCCACCGTAGAGGACATGGCGAAAGCCTACGCCGAACTCGAGAAGGGTAACTCCACTCCGAAGGATGAAGCCGAGAAGGCTGAGATCGCCGAGGAAGCAGTCGAGAAGGCTGGTCTCGATATGGACGCTCTGTCCGCTGAGTACGCCGACAAAGGTGAACTGACCCCTGAGAGCCTAGAGAAACTCGGGAAGGCCGGTATCACACCTGAGATGGTCAACTCATACATCGCTGGTCAAACTGCTCAATCTGATGCTGCCCGTGCTGCGCTGTTGGGCCCTGTTGGGGGTGAAGAAGCCTACACCGATATGGTCGCGTGGGCTGGGGATAACCTTGAGGATGCGGACATCAATGCGTTCAACAAGGTGTTGGAAGCTGGTGACCCAAGTGCCGTCAAGATGGCCGTCGAGAACCTCCACACCAAGTACACCGCCGCAAATGGTAGTGAGCCAGCCCGTCAGTTGACAGGTAAGCAAGCTGCAGGTGCCTCGGTCTACGAAAGCACTGCGGACATGCTCAAAGACATGGGCAACCCCGAGTACGCGAAGAACCCTGCGTTCCGCGCAAAGGTCGAAGCCAAGCTGGCCCGATCAAACATCATGTAACTGTCAGCTTTAACCGAAAGGCGGTGATCTAGTGTCTGCTCCATCAGGAAGGGTCTACTCTGCCTACGATAAAGAGTATCAGGCCCGTCCTGAACAAGTAAAGAAGCGGGTCATGCGAAATGCAGCCCGCAGACTGATGATCAAGAAGCACGGTAAGACCGCGCTCAAGGGTAAGGATGTGGACCACAAACGTGGAACCAAGGCCGGGAATAGCGCCTCGAACCTGCAGATCATCTCAAAGTCCGCTAATCGATCCAAGAAATAACAGGAGGCTAACATGGCCCAGAATACAACCATTGCAGTCCCTGCGAAGACTTGGACACTGCTCACGAACTCTGACGTAACCAACATCACATTCCAAGCTGGCGGGTCCATCGCCGTTAAGGCCACCGTAGGCGCAAGCGCACCAACGACACTTGATGGTGCCATTGGTTATATCGAGGGCACCGGAGAAGCTAACGTAGCACTCTCAGAACTCTTTGCGGGTGCGACAGGCGCTAACCGTGTCTATGCGTATTCATTCAGCGGAGCTTCGGTGGTGGTGAGCCATGCGTAGTCCACTTAGAGGTAACTGGGGGCTGGCGTCCTTGAGAGGTAGCCTCCAGAACACCGGAGCAGCCCTCTCTGCGTACATCCGCAACAGCTTCACGCCTGACACGGTGCTGGACTTCGAGAACGAAGTTTACGACAAGTCTGGCGCAGTTTCCACACAGTCTGACGTTGTGGAACTAACCCGCACAGGCACGGCGACCATGACTGACAGCGATGGGCTGCTGAAGTGGGGGCCGCATAACCTAGTGACGTATTCTGAGGGCTTCTCGAATGCGGCTTGGACAAAGACCAGCACCACTATTTTATCTACAACAGAGGCAGACCCTTTAGGTGGGTCAACCGCTACACTTGTTAATTTTCAGGGGGCAGGCACACCGCAAGTAACTCAAGAAGTTACGGTTGGCACAAACACTGAAATTTACACAGCAGGGCAAAAAATCTGGGTAAAAGCCCCAGCGGGCACGACTGCAACCCACATCCGACTGGCTACAAATAACACGACAGCATGGAACACGGGCTACAGCGAAAAGATTGCCTTAACAAGTGAATGGCAAGAAATAACCGCAACAGGGGATATTAACCTTACTGCAACGGGCAGAGTAGCTTTCTCTTTTGGCACCCTTACCGTAGCGGGCGTTAGAGACAGCGACTGCGTTGGTGATGTTTTGATCTGGGGCGCACAGGCCCTCAACAACAACCTTGGCGGCATGGTCCCTGTTCCCCTAGCTGACCGTGTGGCTGGCTCTGAGACGTACACCCCAACAACGGCAGCGGCGGTGTATCTCCCACGGCGTAACCATAGCGTCTACAATGGAACCGACTGGACAACGCTTACAGGCTACCGCCACGAGAGTGCAGCGGCTACTAATTTGTTGACCGAGAGCAACGACTTTGCAGACGCCACATGGTCCGAGAGTAATACTTTAAGAACAAGCGGTGTCTCTGGGTCGCCTTCTGGGTTGTCTGACGCATGGTATTTTGAGAGTAATATTGTAGGGTCTGTGCTTCATCAGGTTTTCGACATTGGAAACACTATTACAAGTGGGGTGCCGTACACTGCCTCTTGTTTCGTACAGTATGTTTCAGAGGTTGCGTGGGTCGCGGTTAATGTCTATGACGGGTCAGACCATCGGGCATGGTTTAACATATCCACTGGAACAAAAGGCACAAATGACACTAGTGTCACCTCTGCTATAGAAGACATAGGTGGAGGTTGGTATCGCCTATCAGCTACCTATACAGTGGCTAGTACATCAGGCGGCATGTCTGTAGAGTTGTCTGCTTCTGATAACACACCAGTTTCAGAGTTAGCTATTGGGCTTGGTATCACAGCCTACGGCGCACAACTCGAAGCAGGCTCCATACCCACAAGCTACATCCCCACGGCTGGCGCTACAGTAACCCGTGCGGCTGACGTGGCGACGCATCCTATTGAGAATGTGACCTATCCTACACGGACAGAAGTGACTGGCACCGAGTTGGTTACGAATGGCACGTTTGATACTGATACGAGTGGGTGGCTTGGATACAACGGCGGACTACTGAGCGTCGTGGGCGGTGTGCTTGTCGTTGAAAACGGGATAGCAAATTTTGGTGGGGCATACCAAGTAATTTCGACTACTATTGGTGGGCTGTATACGGTTGCTGCTGGTGATGTTCCGTCTGGTGGCAGTGGCTACGGCTCCCTACAAATCGGGACAACAGTGGGTGGCACCGACATAGCCAGTAATAAAAATCTCAACGAGGGTTGGACTTTTGTTGCGCAGACAACCACTACATATATCGGCTTGCAGAATAACCTTAATACACTAGGCAGCACTCGCTCTTTCGACAACGTATCCGTAAAAGAAGTCACGCCCCTAGCAGTCAGCTTCAGGATGAAGTGCTTGATGACGTATGCTGATAATAACACAACAACTGAGGGGCAGCTGTTAAAATGGGATAGTGGGGCAGAACAAATACTATTAAGGTTGCGAACCGACACGGGGACTTCGAGCAGCCTCCAAGTAAGACAAATATCTGGTGGAATTACTGATTTATCGGACACTGCCTCTGATATTTATCCTGTAGGCATAAACGTCCCGATCAGCGTCGCATCACGCCACGGCGAAACTTTTATAAATATTGCAGCGGATGGTACGGCGTCTACTGTAAACACAACGCCAGTTAGTTTCCCCGACCTATCCGCAACTGACATTGAAATTGCCCCTATCTTCAACGGGGTGATCCAAGAGTTCATCATGTGGTCAGACGATATCGCAGATGCAGGCATTGAGGAGGCAAGCGCATGAGCATTGATCTAGTCCTTCACACACCCGACGGGCAGACGCTCGTTGAGTTCGCAAGAAACTACGGCTTGTTTCGCAAGAACCCTGACACGGTTATCACAGACACAGACCCAGACAGTCCTACGTTTGGTGATGTGCTTGAGACAATCGATAATGGGTGGCGTCAACGTCGCGGCTTTGAGTATACCCCTTGGGCTGGCACAGGGAAGTTCCTATCGAAGAACAAAGACCTTCGCGGATCACTTGACGTTGAGGTGATTGACAATGGCGAGTTCGGCGTAAGGGTGGGCGCTACCCTACCAACTTGGGTTGATGGGGAAACAATGGCCTACAGCGGTGATACGTTTGTAGGTCGCTTCCTACGCAAGCAGGGACCGTTCGCTGTGTTCTCTGGTACAGCACAGGTCGGTGACACGATCAGCTTCTACACCCCCGACCTACAGTATCTTGATGGGCTTGTTTACCTTGTGCGTTTGTCTTTCGATGTCGCAGATGAAGATGCAGAAGTAGACGAAACGGAACTAGGCCAAGCAGCTAAGTCCAAGATTGTCCGATGGGCAAAACGCAACGGCACTATCGGTCAAACTGGCGGCGGTGCATTGGACTACGCAGAGATTGATGGGGTTAAGGTTTTCCAGCCTGATCAAGTCAATGTTTGGCTCTCGTCTAAAGGACTGCCGGGCCATGAATGGCTTGGGGGTAACAGCTATTGACCCTAGATAAATTCATAGCCGCGTTCCAGTACAAAGCTGACGGGCGGCTTGATAGCTGGCGGATCTTGCAGGCTGGGGGGGCTGGGGACTGTGACGATCATGCAGTAACTGCGGCCTACCTATACTCAAATGGCACCGTGCGCATGTTCTGGGGCGTCCTAACACGGCGCGTTGCGTTCTACTGGTGCTGGACTAACGAGGGCCAAGCGCATGTCATCGTCTGGCTAAAGGGCGCTGGCTACGTGGACAACATAGAACCCCGCATATCAGACAAACGACAGCACAAGTGGAACATCCGCCTGCCGCTGCTGTTTGTGATGTTCAAAATGCTGATGGGCAAACTAACCTAAAGAAAACAGGGGGCTTCCTTCGGGAGGCCCTCGGTACACCTCAAGTATTCTTGAAGACACCCCGCCTCTCCCGGCTCAAACCTAGCGAACCTTAGGCAAGCACGGTTTCCGGTAACGCGCCTCTGGGTGTCTCCATGAGTGCTTCCAGAGAACGACGGTTCTCACACTCTACCCACCCAACACACCGAACAAACATTCGATCATGTAGCCCTCTGCGGAGGATAACTCATGGGACGTGGCTGTGAAGTCAAGAGGTGAACAACAAACCCCACAACTTCAATCCCATTAAG